GGTGGTTGTGCTGGTCTTTCCCATTCTGACATTTATTTACCCCACAAAGATCTTTAATGGAGTCTTTCCAACAATTGAGTCCATGTTATCGGTCATGGCTTTATCGGTCTCCGCAATCTTCGCATACAACATTTCGTCAAGTTGCTTGTTCAGTTCCTCTCTCAAGGTTGTTTGTTCTGCTTGTGCTTGGGACAAGAGGTCCGAAGCATTTAAAGTTATGTTATCACCAGGGATCGGCACATTTCCACCAAACTTACCTCTGACTTGTCCCAAAGTCTCTTTCGAGAGAGCGAGAGAAAACTTTCTTATCCATTGTTGTCCAATTGAGTTGATCTTATCAAAAGCAATGTTTTCCATCGGCATTGTGTTCATATTGTTTATACCATCGACACCAGTATCAAACGATCCTGTTGCATAAGCATTGTTGTCAACAATTGTAAATCTAAACCAAAACTTCTCTGGTGATACTTCTTGTGGTATCGGATAGAGCTTAAGCTTGTTGTCGCTAATTTCGTATGAATAATGAGATGTTCTCGTATAAAGGTGATCCTCATATTGTATGGCTTGTAATTTATTTTGCCAAACTGGTATTACTTGAAATGACGAGTCATCAGCATACTGTCCGTAGTTGTGCATGTCTCCAACGACATTCAATCCTCCATAGTATCCATAGAATCTCCACATTTGTCGTGGGGTTATGTAATACACTTGGCGAATCTTAACTCTTTTGTTGCCCATGCCGTTCCAATCATTAGAAGCTTGTGAACTAGATACAATCGCCTGAAGGTCGTATTCTGCTTGGTTATTCACTCTATCAAAAGAAGCAGAGTAATATGGTTCGGTTCCACCGACAGTTGCTTCCATGGAAAACTTATCTGCTGCTCGGTAGGCATAGTCAAATTGAAACTTGGGATACTTCAGAGCAACATCATCAGTGCCGGAAACTGTCCCTTTGTGATCAAATGAGCCCGTAGCACCGCCTAGGGCACTCCCTAGTGCATTTCTAGCTTGGTGGAGGTTAAGTATGTAGGAGTATTCTAATACAGCTTCTTCGTAGTGATTGTAGACATTCTCTGCCTTTATTTCGATGTCAAGGACATCTCCACCTAATCTCTTATATGTGTATGCTACTTGTGCTACCGCTCCGGTAACAAAAGCGGCTGTTGTATAAAATCCAATTGCTAATGAATCTACAACATCCGTGAGTGTTCCGGTAATTGGTAGTGTAATAGCAGATTGAGTCGATGTAGGTGTTAAATCAGGGAAACTCATGCATAATCCTCCGTCTCATTAATTAGTCTAAATAAAAAGAAAACCCCGACCAAGTGGTTCGGGGCTGCTCGAAAGACTTAAGAGATATTAACCTTTAAAAGTTTTTTTAGCTTTAGATGTTTTCTTTCTGGAAGTTGTAGTTCTTTTCTTGGAGGTTGATGATTCTTTTTTCTTAGCAGGTATTGCTTTCTTTTTCTCGAAAGCCGCCTTTTCCGCTGCTTCCTTACGAGTTTTCTCTTCAACAAGTCTTTGCTCCTCGGCTTCTCTTTGTGCTCGCTCTTGTGCTAGCATTAATTCTTGTGCTTTTTGTGTAGCGATCATCTCCGCTTGGATTGCGGCTTCGGCAGCAAGTGCTACTTTCTCCTCTTCAAGTCTTTGCTCTTCGAGTTCTGCTTCTGTTTGTTTTCCTTGTATTTTTCTTCCCAATTCCCATCGTTCCGGGCGGGAGGCTTTGAATTTTGGATTAAACATTGATCTTCTTTTGATACCCATAATTTCTCCTTTGAGTGCCCTAATTAGTGTTTTAAACAAAAAAACCCCCAATCCGAAGAAAGGGGGTAGTTATGTATTAATTGTAAATTAGTTTAATGCTTTTAGATTGATGCAAAAATAGCAATAACCTTAATTGACGCATGAGCAACTAAATTGGTATTCAGTGGTCTGAAGTTAACATGTAAAGTCCGTGCAGCAACCGAGTGAGATATTGCAGACCCAATCTTAAGAGCCTCACTAGTAGCTGGTCCGCCTTTGATTCTAGCAAAAGCATTCGCTGCATTTGGTAAACCACTGCTAATAACATGTAGTGGTGTGTTAGCTAACCAAGCAACTGAAGCACCATCCATGAGAGCAGAAGCTGCATATATTTGCCCACCAGCTGCCGATGTGCCGACATCAATATCAAGATCGTCAGTACCACCCGCAGCGGTTGTAATATTACCGGCAGGAATACAAATCAATTCCTTAAGGTATGTTCCTGCTGGTTGTGTAACCGTTGCAGTATAGTTAGTGGTATGTGCTGCAAGAACCGCCGCTGTACCAGTCGAAGCTTTTTCTGATTGAACCAGTACTCCTGCTTCAGATAGTCCCAACGAATCTAGAATCATTTCTGATCCTGCACCCATTGCCAATTCTCTTTTTAGATTTTCCATCAAGGCTTCCATTCTCGCAAGCCCAATTCGTTTCGTTCCCATAGTTAAAAACCCTCCATTTATATTCATGTCCCCGTGCTGGTTTCGTTGTCAGCACTAGGGGGTAGCTCTAAGGCATACCCGATAACTTTGGTTGAATCATAATGATTCACATTAAATAGTAGCGGAGATAATCATAAGCAAAAAAAAAGCCCCCCAGTAAAACTGAGAGGCTCCATTCGATGAATGTTAATTTATAACCTATGGTGCACTAGTTGCGCCAGCTTCACCAAGAAGTCCACGAACGATAACAAGACCGTACATGTCCGGACGAACCATCTTCTTGGCATAACGAGTCATTACACCTTTACGTGGCACGAAGTCTTCCACACCAAAGATGGTCGGAGTAACTTGCAATGGCACATAAGGAGCATAGACATATCCACTTTCTAAGAAAGAGGAGCCGATACGACCAACAAGAATAACGTTACGTGGGAAGTAAGGATCAACGATAACGTCGAACTTACGATTCAATGATCCTGACTTAACAGCACCAATGTCGCCACGATCTGCATCAGCAGTTACGTTAGCACGGAATCCAGCAGTGAATTCAAGAATGTTAGCAACTTCAGGACCGCAAACAACATGAGTTGCTCCGCCACGAAGTGTCTTTCTGTGAATTTGAGCAGAAACATCATTAATAGTTTCGATCAAAGTCTCATACCATTCTGAAACAGTACCAGTGAAATCAGGAGCAGCAGAAGATGCACCAATTTCAGCACCAGTTGTACGACTAACGAACAAACCAGGAGAACGAGACCAGTAGTAAGTAGCAGCAGTTGCGCCATTTACGAGGTCAGCAAGGATCTCACGATCAATTTCCAAAGCAATTTGCTCTGAAAGGATAGAAGTCAATTCAACCTCAGCATCCAAGTTGTGATAAGCATTTAAGTCTTGTCCTAATTCAGGAGTCCACTTTGCTTTCAATTTCTTGGTTTGTGCTGTGATTGCTGTTGAATCTACTTTGATGTCGATTTCTGGAATGTCAGCATTGTTCTCGAGTCCAAATAGGTCTCCAACGACAGCACCAACAGCAGTGGCTCCAACATTATCAATTTGATCTTTGACTGGATAAGTAACATCAGCAGCAGCAAGAGCAACCGCAAGGTTAGCAGCAGCTGTAGCAGTACACTCAGACTGAAGAAGAGTGAATACAAAACGAATTGATTCAGCTGAGTTCATTGCCTGATCAGCCGGAACCAATGCGGTAAGACGACGAATTTGAGCAAGTGCAGTTACACCGGAAATACCAGTAACATCAGCAGCAGCCAAGTTAGCGATAACAAATGCTGATAAGTTTTCAAAGTCTGGGTCGCCATCAGTAGATACGATATCAGTTTTTGTGACATCTATGACAACAACACCTTTTTCTGTACCAGTAAGAGACAAAAGATCTGGATCAAATTTAATACGCTTTAAATTAGCTTCAGATACTGAACCGTTTAAAAGAAATACTGCGGTTTTAGTAGCTGTTGATGCAGGGATGTTAGCACTATTGCTTCCACTTGGAGAGCCATAAGCATAACCAGTTGAACCATCACGACCTGGGCCAGAGAAACCGGCTTTAGTTGTAGCATTGATAAGATTAACACCATCAATGATTTGAGAACCAACTTCACTTGAACCATAAATTGATTCACCAGAAGCATTACCCATACGAGGAAATACTCCAGCACCACCACCAGCATCTGGTGAGAATGTGAAATCAAGGAAGAAGATCAAACCAGATGGTAATGACATCGGTTGAACGCTTACAAGATCGTTAGCAATAAGTCCAGCGAATACACGACGAACGATTGGAAAAGCAACAGCAGCGAAACCTGCAACGTCACCTGCACCCAATGATGAGGATTCTTTCAATAATTGTTTAGCTTGATTCTCTAAGAGAACAGCCATGTTTTGTGCTTTTTGACCTTCAAGGCCTTCAAGTAAACCGGTTTGGGTCCACTTGTTTAACAGAGCAGCACCTTCTTGCTTCATATCACGATTAACGATACCTTCTGTTAGTGTTTCTAAAATAGACATTTTTAAATCTCCTTAAATTATTTTTTTATGCCTGCAAGTTTCTGCATCTTATCCAAAAATGGATCGACAGTCTTGCTTTTATCAATGTTTTGCCTAGAATTCAACATAGCACTTAAATTGCTTCTTCGATTGACGGACTCGCTAAGTGATTTTGGACCGCTCTTTGCAGAGTTAGATCCCACGGTAGCTTTGAGTGTCTCGAAGAGCTGCTTTGCTTCTTTCGTAGACTCCGCATTTGCAATGGCATCGACAATTTTTGACTTTTGTCGCTCATTCAGGGAGGCATCGCCCAGAGTACGGTTCTGGTATAATAATTTCGCGTTGGACAATAATGATTCTTCCAAGTAGTTCTCAAGTTTTGTGAGAACAGATTCCATTTGTTGGTTCTGCTTGGTGAGAATTGCGACTGTCTCATGTAATTCTGTGTTTCGACCCATTTGTTCTTCTCCAGAATCTTCTTCTGAATCTTGTTCTTCGTCGGTATCTTGATCAGACAATACTTCAGCATTCTCTTGATTTCTTTTTGCTGCTGGTGATCCAACATCAAAATTTCCGGTTGGAAGATAAGGATCTTGATCAATTGTCATCTCCTCTTCTAACATTTTAGCTATGGTCTCAGCTAGATTGTTCATGTCAATCTCATCGTTTTCCACAACTTCTTGTAGGGGCTCTGATAGTAGGTCATCAAGCCCTCCTAGATCTTCAGCAGGCTCATCACCGCTTGGAATCTCTTCGGAGGCTTCTAAGTCCATTGATGGCTCATCTAACATATCTTCTGTTGGATCATCACCGCCAAGAGCATCTTGTTCAGCATCAGTCATTTCAAAATCGCCAAGATCAAGGTCAATCATTCCTGATTGATCTTCTGGGAGGTTATCAATTAAAGCGGAGAACTTTGTCACCATATCGTTATAGCGAGAGTCCCAAGCAGGAGGAGCTTCGATTGTTGCTCCTTGTTCGCCACCAGCCATTGCAGCAGGAGCTTCGTCTTCGTTCAATTCCTCTTCGGCTTCGGCGATGACTTCATCGACTTTAACCATTGGATCGACTTCCGTTTCAAGCATTTGTTCCACGGCTTCTTTGATTTGGTGGGAATACTTTTCGATAACTGATTGTTCGGCATTTTTGATTGCTTGTTCTCGCAATGCTGCCGCGTCTGCAATTGCTTGCTCTAGCATATTGGACATAGATTGATCTCCTAGAAAACATTTTCTCCATTAAATAGTATATCTATTTATAAAAGTCCGAAAAGAGAACTTGTTAAACTTTGACGGCTTTATCTGCCGTTGTTGTAAATGGTGGTTATTTCGGAATTAGATAACAATGCCTGTGTTATAAAAACTTGATCCAATTGTCCATGGAAATACATCCCAGGGTTGGAGTTTCCGTTTATCCTACCTGATCCCAACCAAAGTTCAGCAGTTGTCGCTCCTGGTAGTGTTGCCGTGTAGGTTAGTTCATTGGAGCCATCAAAGTAGATTTTAAACTGGTTATTGCTGCTATTTATTGTTGCTGCTACATGATGCCATGTGTTCAGAGAAATCCCACCTGATGGGACTACACCTCTGTGAGAGCCTGCACCTGATGTTTGATGGTTGGTATAGAAAGTAATACCGCCGGCTGAAAGGTTAGTTCCTCCGATGTTTGTTGAAGTAGACAGAGTAACAGCCCAGCCTTTCCATGGAGCAATCTTGTTTAATATATTGTCGTTTCCACCACTTGGAAACGATGCCGCATTAAACCAGAAGCGAATAGAAAAGTCTCCAAGTCCCCTGTCTAAGTTGCTAGCATTGGCTATCCTGAGATAATCTCCGTTGCCGTCAAGACTTAGGACTCCATTTGACAGAGAAGCATTGCCAACAAGAGTTCCGCTTGGGTTCTCCTCGAGACCAGAGCCTTCTCCCTCTCCACCCTCTCCGCCGCCAGCGTCTGGGTTGGACAATCCAACCATTTTGAGCAAAGATCCTTTTACGATACCAGCAAACTTGGTGATGTTAGATATTGCTACACCGTTTATCTTAGTGAAGTTAGGCATTACAATTCAATCCAAGTCGTTGATGGATTAAAATAGATAACATTCGCTGTGGTTGTGCAGTAGCCAACGATTCTTACGAAGTCTCCTGGTCCATTTGGTGCGATTGTGTCAATTCCCCCGGAGGTGGTACTGATGTAGACAGCCTTTCCAGCCGAGAAGTTTGTTAGATAGCTTGTAGCATCAAAGAATCCTCTAATTAGTAAGCCATTACTCGATGGATTTGATCCTAGAGCAATTCCCAACATTTGATCTGCTCCTGAAGCTACAGCATCAGCATCTGCTTCAGCCCAGGCTGTTCCATTAAGATAATACATTTTCCCGGTGGTTAATGTTCCAGAGCCAAACTTTACAATATCTCCAACACCGATATTGTTGCCAAGAGATGTTGGGTCATAAAATGTGCTAGCTCCGCTATTGTTTGTTTGGAACCTTACCGATCCACTGGTCTGAAGATCGATTATGTCTTCACCGAAATCAATTAGAGTATTTCTCTCTGCATCGTCTGCTGCTTTTAAGTCTCCGATTACTTGGGCGCCTTTTGAATGATTGTATGCCATGTCTCTATCCTCTCATAAATTACACCTTAAATAGAAAAAGGGCTGAGCTTTCGCCCAACCCTTCCAAAAATAATGCTGTGTGAATAGAATTCCAATCGATGATTAGAATACTCTCCAGTCGTTAAGAGCAATATAAGTCAAACGAACAGCAGCATAAGGCGATTCTAACTTGATGAAATTACCACCATCAACTGTAGCACCAGCCGGAGCATCAACAACGATTGCTGAACCGTTAGAGAAACCACTAGCCTTAAGCCAAATTGATCTTCCGATCAATGCAGCAGAAGAAGCCGGAAGTGAAAGTGCACAATTTGAAGCAATATCATCAACCCAGTTAACCTTGTTGATGTCTAGAGCATTTCCATTGGACTTCTCTATTACATCAACTGCAGTAACAGCAGCAATCGCAGCATTTGCAGCAGCTTCATTAGCATCAACATCAGCTTGAATCGCAGCACGAGCAGTTGCAGCAGCAGCATCATCAGCACCATGTTGAGAGATGATTGCATTACGAGCAGCTAAATTGAATGCAGCAGCAGATGTATCATCAGCTTTGTATGCAGAAGTCAATGCAGCATCAAGAGCTGTATCGGCAGCAGCAAACTCACTTCTGATAGCAGCACGATCACCAGCAGCAGCACCATCATCAGCACCATGTTGAGCAATAATTGCAGCACGAGCAGTTGCAGCAGCAGCGAAAGATGCTACAGAAGCAACTTCATTAGCATCAACATCAGCTTGAATCACACCACGAGCAGCAGAAGCAGCAGCATCTACACCATCCAAAAGAGTCATTTTAGCATTGTAAGCAGAAACATGACCAGCGAATGCAGTATCGTTTGCAGTATCAACAGAGTTGATTAAAGTAACGATTTCAGCAAATGAATCTTTGTCAGCATCAGCTGCTAATAAGATTGCATCAATACGAGCTTCTTCAACTTCAACTTTCGCATCAGCAGTTGCTTTAGCAGATACCAATAAAGCATCAGCAGCAAGTTTAGCAGCAGCAATTGCAGCAGTTCTTGCAGCTTCGTCAGCAGCTTGTTTAGCAACTTGTGCAGCCAATGCAGCATCATTAGATGTTTCATAAGCAGCTTCTTTAGCAACCTGAGCAGCAAGACCAGAAGTCAAAACAGCTTCAGCAGCATCAGAATCAGCTTCATTTTGATCAACATCAGCTTGAAGAGCGGCAAAAGATGCTACAGAA